CAGAAGAGAGACCAGGTTGACACACCTGGCAAGGTAAGAACAGTATTCTCAAAAGAGTATGCTTTATCGAACGGCAAAGTTGGTTCACCCCAAGCCGCAGATAAGGATGTTTTTATCGATTCTCAGAAATGGGAGGGTTTTAGCGCCACCCGTACTAGAGTGGTGTTCGCTGGACCTTGGGCTGTCAACTGTATACTGTCAATCATGTCGACCGGTACTATGAAGTCCATGTTTGAGAGGTTTCCAGACACCTTCCACGTAAACACAGCGGAAGAGATCAAGAGCGTAATTGATGGAAAGCATATATATTGTAGCGACGTGACAGAATACGATCGTAGTATGTCTGCCGATGCCATTAATACAGCACTTGACGCAGCCGAGGAGTTTTGGGATCCTAGACTTGTTAAGTTAGCAAGACTTTTGTTCTTCTCACCATACTTTGCCAGGCCCCTGGAACTGGACGGAAAGAGAGGAACTTGGGTCGGCGATCCGAGAGATTTCTCACCTCAGGTCGTCGCCGGGAATAAGTCCGGTCACGCTTTCACTTCGTTAATCGCGAAAGGTAACAAAGTAATCGAAACATTGTTTGTCTTTCACGAGATGGGACTATCCGTGCTTGGTAATGAACTGCTTTTCCTCGAATCTAAAGCCGAGATCAATATGATCAACAACGGTGATGACGAGGTAGTTCATACTCCTAACGGTGGTTTGATGGATAAATTCATCAACAAGAGGCAAGATAAGGATTCCGGTCACTATGTTGTCACAAGGGAAGACGGAGCTGGCTATTCAGGTTTGCTTCTCATACCAAACGATGATCCTGAGATGACTTACACTCCAATCCCTAGACTTCATACCGGATTTGAGAAGATTTACGTTCCTGAAAGGTCGATAGGTGGTATCATGCGACCTTTTTGGCATGTAGGTATCACGGAACGCATTAACAACCGTGACGCTCACCCTTTGGGTGGCTTTGCGTGGGAAATTCACGACAAGTTGTACCGCGATATGCTTGAGCCGCACTTCGGTTCGATCATTAATATGCTTGTTACCGCTGAAGAAAGAGCTCCACTTAAATACAATGCATTCACTTCTATAGACCGTGAGGTCCTAGAGGATCCGGATAAGATTCACTACAAGTATCTAGATAATGATGTGTCACCTGTTGTACTAGACCACATCGTATCTCGAATTCCACCGGAACAGTTTGAGCACGTTTACACTAAATATTATAAAGGAGTAGTACATTAATGAACACCCTACAACACATTGAGCACATCAAAAAGCTCAAGAATGCGGCGAGTCGCGAAGCGACTGGCCTCCAGAGGAAGTTATTTCTTGACAACGTTGGTCAGATGGCTTCCGTTTCGCCAAACGAACCGCTACTCGTTCTTCCACTAATAGATGTTAACGCTGTTTTCATCGCAGATGGTACTTATTGCGACCCTCAAATCGCGGAGTCACTTAAGTTTACGCTTTCTCGTGCTATCGCGAACAAACAATCCGAAGATGTGATTCAGGATATCCAAGAGGATATCCGTATTCATAGTCTCTCGCGCTCACTAGAGGGTCAAAATGGATGGAATGATAAGGCTACCGCTGGCACAGTTCCTGGATCAGCGCCTACTAATCGTTTTATCGGCGATATGCGTCTAGCTTGCGGCATAACGTTGATTGTCGGTCCGGCTGCACTTGGTAAAACACCACTTGCACACGCGATCGCTGGTTACGGTTCTGCTGAATACGAGATGATTCGTTTCGGCGAGCCCCTCGCTGGCTACATCACTAACCCTGTTCAAGCCGCCCATGCGCTTGGCAACGCTATGTTGACAAGCGATACTATCGTTTTCGACTCCTTCAAAGATCTGCTCTCATCAGCGACAGGTGGTGCGATGCGTAGTGGTATTACACGTTCTGTGTTACCACTGTTCAGTACTTTGTCAACCATTGCTGCTGACGCGGGATGTACTATCCTCGTGCCAGTTAACCCTTCTTCGAACGACGACGAAATTCTAGAACTACTAGTAGAAGCGGTTAAGTCAAACTCGACAAGTATCGTGTATGCACAGACTGCAACCTCTTGGACCTATCTGGTTCGCGGAGGCGAAGGTTTGCCTCGTTCAACTGGTACTATTACAACACAGTTCAACAAAGAAGGTGTTATGGACATCAATGTCGTAAAGTCGACGCTTCAATCAGGAGCGAGTGAACCAAGTTCTACTCATTACGAGTCGACGTACGAATTAGCTGACGACGAGCTCGCAGCTATGATTCTTAGATCTATTCGCTCAACTTAGTCCTATCTCGGCTTAATCCGAAAATTGTAACAATTTAATTAATTAATTAAGGAAATATCATGGCTACAAATAAACCGAAAAACCCACGTGTAAAACAAACACCAAACGTTTCTAAGGCTGGAAACACACCAATCGTCGATGAGTCTTCAGCTTTCAACATTGAGGGTAATCTTATTAGCGAAGAAAATGAAACCGTTTTTGCTTCGCCAAATGCCGATCTTTCAAACGATTCGTACACCATCGACAATGAAGATGGTTTGTTCAGTGACGATGTCCCGCGTAGCTCAACTGTCCGTTACATTGAACGTTCTGACTCGACCGAATCAATCCCGGGCGATGATCGTATGATTACTGTTCGTATCCGTAATACTATCATTGATAGAGTTGCGGGCACTGTAGTAACCGAACCGATCTGGCGCGAAACCCCTAACTTGAACGCTATTATGCGTCGTGCCTCAAATGCAACGACGCGCGATATTTGTTCCAAGTTTTTCTTGGATTACACGCTTACTAAAGTGATCCCGCCGCTTATCGCAGTCAATACCATTAAGCCAGGTGATGCGGTGGTACTTCCTTCTCAGCTTTATGCAGAAATTGGTAAACACGTAGCGAACCCTTCAGCACAACACGTGCTTATGGAAATCGTAAACGCGTACTTAATGAAAACGGGCGTAATTGCGAAGTCTGGTCGTTTTACAACGAGAATGTATTACCCGTTCCAACAGGTAACTACTACTCATCTAGCACGCGACATCGCGATGCAAGAAGTTGTACGTACACTTTCGACTGTTAATGAAGTTAACTTGTCATCTCGCAAATACTCACCTGCTTCATTCGCTGAAGAAGTCGCTGAAGCACTCTACCCGATTGGTAAGGCGATGCTCGAAGTCAACGAACTTGGTGGCGTTATCGACGACATCATTATTGGTATTAGAAAGAACATTGATCCGGAGTTAACTGGTCTTTCAGGTAATGTCGACGACAATTGGGCCAATAATCCGGTGGTCGAAGAGTTGTCACATAACTACGTTTTTGTTGATGCTGCGCTCTCACTACCTGCTGGCACATCTGTCGCTCCGCTTGCGAATGACGGTTTCCGTCTGTCTCAATGGGCTCCGATCATCTTAGCAGCACTCAAGGTTTCTCCACGCTATGCGATCGTAGGCAAGAATGAGGTTATTCGCAACATGGGTCTGACGAAAGTGCGTGATTTACGTAACCGTCCGGTGTCATACGTGCTCCACAGATCAGCAAAACCGGAGGCCGTTGCGCAGGCTGTGTTTTCGTTTCCTGACGCTCGAATTACTAACGCGGTAGTCGTTACCGCGACTAAGGAACGTGTTGCTGATGCGGTCGCATCAGCATATGGTAATACCGAAGGTTTAGGTACTACCAACGCAGCTTCATTGCTTCACTCTTTCCTTACTTCTGCAGTTGAGTCCGGCTTTACTTCAACTAAGCTGGGTTATCATATCGATCTTGGTAACTACCACTCTTCTTCTAACCATGAGATCGCGTGTCTGCTTGCTGAATCTATTCGTATTTATGTAGATTCGGAAGGCTCAATCATTACCAGCGATAAAACTACCAATAACAACTGGTGGTACAAAATCCAAACCAACGAGGTTGATTTCCCGATGGGCATCTCTGGTAAGCTAGATCGTACCACGTTCATTACCAACAGCATTGGTGAACTGTTCATAGCTGCTGACGAATTTGAACCTGCAGCGGCTTTGGACCCTCGTCCGCAGCTTATCGCGCCAATCGCTTTTGATTCACGTATTATCGGCTTCGATCCTAAATCGCTACAAGACGTTAACTCTCGTTACTCGTACAAAGTGACAGTCAACGGAACCGCGATTCACGGTTCTTTCAAGACCACTGATCTCGGGTCAATGCGTGCTAACTCCTTGACATCGTTAGTTAAGCCGTCCTTTAACGAGGACGTGTTTGATACCGTGTCATCGGTGTTTAGAGTAATGGATGCGGAATTGGTAAGGATGAACAAATCAAACGCACAGGGCGATGGTCCTTCAGCAGATGTTATCAGCTATTTGTCACGTCAGGTCGCGAGAAATCTTTTGCGTTACGCGCAAAATCTTGCCCCTGGTTTTAGACAAGAGGTTCATAATGGTATGATCGACCGTTCGGTAGCTACAATGTCACCAAGCGACGCATTCTCTATGCGCGCTAAGCTCGCGCAACGCGAGTTCGGTGGCTACGCCGATGTCAGCGCGTTGATCCTATTCCTTAAGATGCAAGGCGTATTATCGACCAACTGGTTAGATACGCTCAACGGTAAGGATATGGTAAGCGTGTTCTTCGATTATGGTACGGATAGAGATTCTTCTAAACTGTAGTCTAAGGTTTTACTATTTAGAAAGTTAAACCACCCTACGTAAATAAATTGGTCATCGACCGGCTCCTACTGCCAAGTGTAGGTCAGCCGCCTCGGCATGCTTGGTCGCCACGTCGGCATGATCCAAGTTACCGTGATCAATGGCTTCTTGCAGTTCCTTGGCAGCCTCATCCAAATGGTTTTTTGGTATGCCCTTGGCTACTATGGA